CAACACAACAAGAAATGCATCCATTGCAAGAATTTTCACGTGAATTATATACGAAGCATTTGGTAACAGATATATCAGAAAAACAGTTATGTTTCGATTTTTAACATGTACAAGACCACTTTTATTTGGTAGAATATACTAGTAAATAAGTGGAGTTTAACAGTGATTATTTTAGATTACAACCAAGTAGCCCTCGCCAATCTGATGGTAAGCGGCCCAAAAAATGTTCAAGTGAATGAGGATTTGCTACGGCATATGATCCTCAACTCAATTCGCTCAAACAAAGTCAAGTTCGAAAAAGAATTCGGCGAGCTAGTCATCGCATGCGACGCTACGTCTAACTGGCGCAAACAGTTTTTTCCGTACTATAAAGCGAATCGCAAGAAGAATCGACAAGATTCTGGACTCGATTGGAATGAGATTTTTCGTGTGCTAAACATGGTCCGCGATGAACTCGCCGAATTCTTCCCTTATCCCACTGTTCGAGTAGAACATGCAGAAGCAGACGATGTGATTGCTACATTGTGTCATGAACATGGTCGACCTCTCGGTGGCGAACCTATTCTTATCCTCTCAGGTGACAAAGACTTCCAACAATTACAGAAGTATTCTAACGTACAACAGTTTGATCCTGTACGTAAGCGTTGGATTAAGTGTAATGATCCTGAACAGTTCCTCAAAGAACACATTATGAAGGGTGACACAGGTGATGGTATCCCTAATGTACTGAGTTCTGATGATACGTTCGTAGCCAATGCACGTCAGAAGCCTCTCAGAGCGAAGCGTATGGATGAATTGATGCAACAAATACCAGAAGAGTTAGCACATAACTATCATCGTAATCGTATGATGATTGATTTAGATCGTGTGCCTGCAGAAATCAAACAAGAAACCTTACAGCAAATGTCAGAGCAAAGCAATAAGACTCGAGCAAAGCTGTTCAACTATTTTATTAAGTATAAACTTAAGAACCTAACTGAATGTATTTCGGAGTTTTAAATGGCAAAGTTAATCAGCGATATCTTCAAAGAAATTGAGAAGACAACAGGCAGAAAGAATAAGATCGCAAAGCTAAAGGAATATGAAAGCAATAATGTTTTTATGCAAATCTTAGAGGCCGTATGTGACGTACGTGTTATCTTTGAATTACCTGAAGGCAATCCGCCGTTTAATACTCCTGAAGATATGATTGATAATACAGGCGGTCTATATCAAGAAGTCCGTAAGATGTATATCTTTACTAAGAATCAACGTAGCGCAAATATTCATCAGATTAAGCGCGAACGTGTATTCATCGAGATGCTTGAGAGTATTCATCCCGAAGATGCTAAGCTCATGCTCGGTGTTAAAGAGAAGAAGTTGCCATATAAAGGTATTACTTCGAAGCTAGTAGAAGAAGCGTTTCCAGGTAGGTTCAAATATGAGTAAGTCAAAACGAGAAAGTAACCATCGTAAAGAAGAACGTAAGTTTGAAGATGGCGATAAGCAATTCATCCACGAGTATCGCGAACATAAAGAAGAAAAATATTTAAAAAATGTTCTTCGTTCGAACGATTTAGAGGCTCTGTTAGAAGTCGAAGATTATAAATAAAACATGCCGATATATACGTATCTAAATTCTGAATCAGGTGAATACGAAGAACATGTACATAAGATCTCCGAAATGGATGATTTCACTTCCAGGCACCCGCATCTAACTCGTGTAATCACAACGAATAAGTCAAGTATTGTTACTGGCGTCAATTTAAGACCTGACGCTGGCTTTCGTGATGTTCTGAAATCAATCAAGAAAGCCTCAGGGAGGGGCAACACAATCGAGACATTCTAACCCGTAAGTATAACAAAAAAAGAGTAGGTTATATGGCACTTTCGAAGAGACAGCGTCGTTCGCTGAGAAAGAACGGTATTTTAGATTCGAACGAACACGTACCACAGAGAGGCATGAAACTCCAGCCAATCTTTCCGAAAACTTTTGCACAACAAGTGACGTTTGATGCATTCGACTCAGGAGACCACTTACTACTTCATGGAATGGCAGGTACAGGTAAAACATTTATTTCTTTTTATTTGGCACTGTCCGAACTTTTCAATAACCCCGACTGCGAATTCTATGACATCACTGTCGTAAGATCTGCGGTACCAACCAGAGATATCGGCTTCCTTCCGGGTAATGAAGACGAAAAGCTATCAGTATATGAAGAACCTTATCGAGCAATCTGTAACGAGTTGTTTCGACGCGGTGACGCATACGATATCCTGAAAGAAAAACAATTAGTAAAATTTATGTGTACTTCTTTCGTCAGAGGCTGTACAATGGATAATACTATTGTCATAGTAGACGAAGTGAATAATATGAACTTCCATGAACTCGATTCACTTATTACACGAATCGGTGACAATGCGAGATTGATCTTTTGCGGTGATTTCCGTCAAAGTGATTTAACTAAACAACAAGAGAGACAAGGTCTCTTAGATTTTATGAAGATAATTGACAGACTCAGCGGATTCGAACACATTGAATTCCATTCTAACGATATTGTTAGATCGTGTCTGGTGAAGGAGTATATCATTGCAAGAGAAGAGCTCGGACTTTGCGCTTAAACTATTTGAGCCCAAAACCCTAAAACGAATCAACGAGGACGGCAAGCGGCTGTATGTTACTGAATCAGGAGAAAAGTATCCATCAGTAACATCGGCCCTTGGCGCATTGTCGAGGAAGAAGATATGGGAATGGCGAAAACGTGTGGGCGCCGAGACTGCCAACAAGATCTCAACGCAGGCATCTCGCGCAGGTACTGCAGTGCACCAAATTGCCGAGGACTATATTCTGAATCAGATGAAAGAAGACGTGAATCCTATTGCGCTAAACACTTTCAGAACCATCCAGCCTATGCTCGATCAGAACGTGGACGAGATCTACGGGGTCGAACTGCAAATGTACTCGGACGAATTAAAAACGGCCGGCACAGCTGATCTTATCTGCCGCTATTCTGGCAAAAACACAGTACTAGACTTTAAAACATCTAAGCGTTGGAAAACTAAAGACGAGATTCACTCGTACTTTATGCAAGGCGCTGCGTATGCTACAATGGTGAAAGAACACTATGATATGGATATTGAACGTATTGTAATTCTGATGGCTGTTGGTGGTGGAGAAGGTGCCATCGTATTTGACGAAGCGCTCGAAGATTGGCAACCAATGACTCGTAAATTCTTTGATCTATATCATAAAGGAAAGCTTAAGGATTTCTAATGGCTACTAAAGAAGTGTTTTCTGTTACACCTGAATTTCTGTCAAAGAAAGAATGTGATGATCTTGTGGCTCTATGCGACAAGTATAAAGACAGATGGGAAGACGGTGAAGTATCTGATGAAGGTATTGCAGGTCACGCCGCGAAAGATCCTATTAGATCTTGTAAGACATGGTTTTTACAAGGTGACTTTGACAAAGAAGACGAAAAGAAATTCCAAAAATTCTATAATATGATTGATGAAAGATTCAATCGCGTAAAACTCGAAATGGGTTTAGATCATTGGGATATTCAAAATAGAGAAGCATTTCAATACACACATTATGGTGTTAACGATGGATATGGTTGGCACAAAGACACTCATGATGATGCGTATATGTCAGAGAATGGAATGGATCCAGAATGGGATGGCATGAATCGAAAGATTAGTATGTCTATTTTTCTTAATGACTTCTCTGAATGGACTGAAGGCCGCTTCGAAATAGAAAATGCATGGGTTCATGGACCTGATGTACCATGGTATCGAGTACATCAATTCGATCCAGGTATCAATCCAGAAATAGGAAAGGGAACAGCGATTGTGTTCCCTTCTTATGTCCAACATCGAGTCACACCAGTGATGACTGGTACACGTAAGTCTCTTGTCTGTTGGTATATTGGTCCGCCTTGGGTTTAATTGTTCAGCGGATTATCGAGTATAATCTGAATCTTCTCTTCGAGATCTTTTCTCGTTTGACGTAAATCTTCATCGAGCGATCTCATACGCTCATTTACTTTAGACTCAATACTATATACATCATCACGCAACTCGCGCTGAGTGCTGTTAGTCGTATCATCTACACGTCGAGCAAGAGTCTCGACTTTGTCCATATCCTCAGTGAGTCTGTCATCAGTCAATTCAATCTGCTTCTCTAGCTGATCCATCATCTCACTGAGTGTATTCATTGTTTCTAACTGTACTGCTAACTCTTGTTCGATATGAGACAGGTCAGGAGCCACGTACTCCTCAATCTGTGCCTTCATATTACGGTAGTCATTATAAAATTCGAATGCTCCCCACGCACCACCTGCAAGGGTTGATAATGCTGTCAGTACGACAAACATCTTACCGCCCTTAAATGTCATGCCAGCAAATTCAAATTCTGCCATCTTTCTTTGCCTTCTCTGCTAGTTTTCGATTTGTTGTTCTGATGATGATAGCACCGTTCTTATCGTAAATTGTATACCACTTCATAGTATACTCACAAAGCCAGCAATTAATACACCACAGAATATAAAGAAACCCGCAATAGCAGCTACA